TTGTTTTTCAGTTGATTATGTATGGAAACGCTTATATCCTGATAAAAAGAAATGCAAGTTCTGATGTTAAGGAATTGGTATTGCTTTATCCTCACAGCGTTTACCACGATGTTATATCAAATACATATACTGTAACAGATACATATAATAAGGTATCAGGTCAATTTAATTCCAATCAGATTATCCACCTACGACACAAATCTTTAGAAAATATAGTTGGAAAAAGCGTTGTGGACTATTGCGGAAAAACTTTAGGTTTGGCTTCTGCTTGCGATAGTGAGAGTTTATCTACGCTATCAAATGGTAATAAGATGAAGGGAATTATTTCAAGTGAAAGTTCTGTAATCGGATTCGGTGATACACAAGATAGTCAATTGGTTGATATTCAAACAAATATTCAGAATGAAATTGATAGTGGAAAGGACATAATGACTTTGCCTTCGGGCGTTAAATTCCAAAGTATGTCATTAAGCGCAAAGGATTCATTACTACTTGATAACAAACAATATAGCTTATCGGATTTGGCTAGATTTATGGGTGTATCATTATCCAAGTTGGGTATTTCTTTAGGTTCAAATTATCAGGCTGCACAGCAAGACCAGTTGAATTTTTATATAGATACCTTAAATCCGATTCTGAAAAAGATTGAAGCAGCTTTCAATTCAAAATTAATTCCTGATTCAGTTTCTAGTCGTTACAAAATAGAGTTTGATAGAACGTCATTAGCCTATTTCAACGATATTATGAAGAACTATAAATCAATGCTTGAACTTGGAATCCTTAGTGTTAACGATGTACGTAGAAACTTCAATCAAGCAGAGGTTGATGGTGGTGATGAAATCTTAGTAAGCACCAACTTACAATCCATCCAAAATTATAAGGTAACAGTCGATTCTATTCAAGATAAGCAGATAGAAAATGAATCAACTGAAAATCAGGATATTACGCCTTGATTGATACCAAAAATAACAAAACAAACATAGAAGTAAACAAACTAATTATATGGAAATTAGAAGTTTAGAAGCATCTTTTCATTCAAAAGATAATGTAATCGAAGGTTATGCAATCAGATTCAACTCTGTTTCCGAAATTCTCTACGATAAGGAAAAGAGACGCTTTTTCAGAGAAATAATCGATAAAGAAGCCATAACACAAGAACTCATTGATAATAGTGATATTAAGTTCTTGTTCAATCACGATAAAGAAAGACTGTTAGCTAGACGGAATAAGGGACAAGGCTCATTGAACGTTGAAGTGAGAGATGAAGGCGTTTATTTTTCATTTGAAATTCCCGACACAACGATTGGTAACGACTTGAAAGAGATGATAAAAAGAGGTGAGGTAACTACTTGTTCTTTTGCGTTCAGTGATGGTGATAATATTGAGTGGGATTTTTCTGATAGAGAGATACCAACTAGAACTGTTAAGAGTATTCGAGGACTTTTTGATTTATCTGCTGTTTTCGATGCAGCATATTCTCAAACGGAAATCTCTTGTCGTTCACTGTACGAAATGATGGAAGCACAAACAAAACAAGACGAACTAGATGAATCTTGGAAAGAAGATTTGAATAATTACAGACAAAGACTTGAATAATGAATCAAGAGTTAATTGATAAGATAGCGTTGCTCAAAGAGGAATTAAGAGAATTGATAGACAACGCAGAAATAGAAAAAAGAAGTCTTTCAGACGAAGAAAAAATTCTCTTTGAAAATAAAGAGAAACAAATAAAAGACTTACAAAAAGAAATTGAGGACACAAATCAAAGAAGTGTCGATAATAATGTAGAAAAAAACACAGACAAAAATAATATGAAAAGAAATTTCAGAGAAAATATTGCTTTAGCTATGCAAGCTATTGCTAACAATCGTTCAATCGAAGATTTAGAAAATGTTGCAGGAAATGTAATCAGTTTGAGAGCTAATGAAACAACTTCAACAGAAGTTGATGCAGTTAGAGGTGAATACGCTACTGAATTGTTAGAACCATTACAAGATGCGCTTATCGTTGACAAATTGGGAATCAAAGTTATCACGACTGGCAAGGCTGTTGTTATGCCATCAGTAAGTTCTGTTGAAGCGTCAATTGAAGGTGAAACTACTGAATTAGTAGGTCAAAAATTAGAATTTGCAAAAACTAAAGTTGTTCCTTTCCGTGTTGGTTTGAGCTTACCATTTTCAAACACTGCCATCAAAGAAGCCGACATTAATTTAGTGAATTATGCTATTAATCTTGCAGGTAAGAGTGAAGCTCAATTAATTAACAAAGTGATGTTCGCTAAAGAAGCTGTTAACTCACAAAAGGGTTGTTTCGTGGATGCTTATGCTGCTGAAACAGCTAATACTGCAATCTCCTACAAAAACATCGTAAAATTAGCAGCTAAAGTAAAGAAAGCTAACGTAATCTTCGATAACACAGCAGCTTATGTTGTTTCTCCTGATGTTGAAGCAGAACTTAAAACGACTCCAATTGATGCAGGTAGTGGTCGTATGGTATTGGAAAACGGTCAAATGAACGGCTATCCAGTATTGGTAAGTAACGCAGTTGAAGGTTATATCGGTTTTGCCGTCTTCAGCAATTTCTTAATTCAAAAAGTTGGAAATCCTGATTTAGTGGTAGACAACTTATCAAGAAGCAAGGAAAATATCACTGAAATCAATTTCAACGATAATATTGCATTGCAAGTAATTAGAAAAGAAGCATTTGCAGTAATGAAAATTGCATAACTATATATAATTAATGATTGAGACATTGATTAATTTGATGTCTCTTTCATTTATCAATAAGATTAAAAAACTAGCGATATGAGATACGTTACAGTAGAAGAAATAAAAAGACATTTATATGTTGATTTTGAAGCGGATGACATCATACTCGCTGATTATATTGATGCTTCACAGGAAATCATAGAAAAGTACTTGAATGTCAAACTAACTGATTTAGTGGTAGATGAAAGGCTTCCATACCCGATATTACAAGCTATAAAGATAATGACGGGAAACCTATACAATAACAGAGAATCAATTGCTTTCAATGCCGTTCCCTATAAAGTTCCTTTTAGTTTTGAATACTTACTTCAACCATACAAATCTTACAAACGAGAAAGTGAGGTAGCTCAATGAAAGCAGGATTATTACGGGAGTTTATCACTATATATCGATATGAGAATGTTCAGTCTCCAACTGGTGAAATCACAAAGCAAAAAAAAGAAATAGCTTTACTAAGAGCTTATCGATTAAAATCTAATGGTTCAAATAAAGAAGTAGCAAAAGAATTGTTTGATACTCAATCGATTACTTTTCAGATAAGATATTTTCTTGATATTCAAGATAGCGATATACTTGTATATAAGGATACTGAATACAAAATAACGTTTATTGACGAAAACATTTGGGACAGAACGCTAAAAATAATAGTTCAAAAAATCAATAAGTGATGGCTACCAATAAGGATTTAGATATTGAAATAGAATTACTTAATTTAGAGACTGTTAAGGATGCGATTCAAGAACTTGGTGATTCAATTACCCAACATAAGGTAGTCGATGCAGCCCTGAAGATAGGTGCTAGATACCTGATGGCTAAAGGACGCTTGAAGTTACGTCAACGAATGAAAAATCGCAAAGGGGTAACAGGTAACTTGTTGAAGTCATTCTCATATAGAATCAAAAAGAGAAAATTCGGTGCGTTAATTGGTTTTAAAGAGAAAGGACGGCACGCACATCTTGTCAGTCAAGGAACACGAAAAAGATACACCCGTAAAGGTCAATATCGAGGATTCGTAACTGGTAATCACTTTTGGGAAGATACACGGCAAAAGGAAACTCAAAAAGCTATGGTGCTAATTCTCAATCAAATAAAGGCTTCAATAAACAATATAAAAAACAGACGAAATGGATAATAATGTAACTTTTTATCCTTCCAAATTACAGACAAAATTTAGTGTGTGTACATTAATTCGTGAGAAACTGCTAGCTGATGAAAAATTGAAAGAACTGGTGGGAAATAAAATCTTTCCAATAATCGCTCCTGAATCAACCGAAGGCAATTATATAGTCTATGTTCGTGATGAATATTCAATTGATAGAACAAAGGTTGGAATTACTTTTCATAACTGTATTGTCTTTATTTCTTGTGTTTCTTCAAGTTATGATGAATCACAAAAAATAGCTGATGCAGTCTTTCAATGTCTTGATGGTCGATACAAAATAAACACTAAAGCACAAAATATAAATGCTATCGAAATGGTTGATAGCACAGAAGATTACGATGGAGACGTTTATATACAAACTCTCTCATTTTCAATAAAATAAATAACAAACAAAATAAAAATATGGCAAATACATATACATCTGATAACCTAATTTTAGGTGATGAACTTTTCCTTTATGTTAAATCAGGTTCAGGCGATACTTATAACCCAATCGCTT